ATGTCCGAACTGGTACCTGTGCGGGTCGTCGCGTTCGCGCGAAAGCGAAACCCGAAGCGCCCGACCAATGGCGCAGTAGCTGGTTGGCACTGGTCCGCGTTCGCGCGCCCCGTTCGAGGGCTAGTCCGCTCGTTACACCTGTCAATAGGCTCAACGTTCCACACCGCTAAGAAGGGGGAGCCGATGACGCACCACCAGATCGACCACAAGCACCCGAAGGAGCACCGCTGATGGCTACCGCTACCTTCAAATCCGCAGTTACCTACGGCGCGCAGACAATCGACCTGCGCGACAACTCCGACACCGACAAGGTCGAGGACGAGATCCTCGAGGCCTGCCGAGTCGGTGGAGGATGGGTCTCCTTGCCAACTGCCGCTGGGTCTCGGGTGATTTTCGTGACGGCCGGTGTGCCGATCGACATTCGGAACTGGACCTACACGCCCGCCGATGACCAGGTGTTCGCCCAGTGAGTGCCGCGAAGCGGGTCGCTGAAGAGCTGAACCGGGTGCTGGCCGCGCAGTCGTACGGCTGGGCGGACGGCAAGCGTTGGTCCGGTCGTGCGTCCGTGGCGCAGCGTCTCCTCAGCGGGCTCGCGCTCTCCATCGGAGAAGGATCATTCCAGTACGCCGAGGCACGATTCCTTGCCGATACGACACACGTCCTCGCCCTGACCGCAACGCACGTGCACAAAGCGTGGGCGGAGGACGACGAAACGATCGGCACCGACAGCTGGTCGCGCTCCGCCATCTCGAAGGTGGAGCTGACGCAAGCGCCGAACGTCTTCCAGGAGGGGTCCGCGGACCACGCCGCGACCGCTCTGCACCTGACGTTCCGTTCCGGTGACACCGTGGAGCTCGGCGGGGATGGGCAGAGCCAGGCGAACCTTCGCGAGCTACTGCATCTTTACCCGGGCCTGTTGGCCAACTTGTCCTGACACACAAAAGCGCGCCCATCTCAGGTCGAGGTGGGCGCGCTTTCGTGTTGCATGCTGACGGTCAGTCGGCGTAGCCGGCCAGAGTGAGCGCGATCTGGTCAATGGTGTGCAGACCCTCGGTGATCTCGACCATGTAGTTCGCGGTCTCTTCGTCCGGGATTCGCCGTAGGCGGACCCCGTTCAGCTCGAGCAGCGTCATCCCTGCGGTCCACGCAGTGCGCTTGTTGCCGTCGAAGAAGCCGTGCGCGGCCGCAATTCCATGGATCAGCGCAGCAGTCTGCGCCCAGATGCTGACGTAGAAGTACTGCCCGCCCATGCCGTGAAACGCCCGGCGCACCCCCGACTCAAGCTTCCCGCGGTCCGTGACCGGGGCGTCGACCATGCTGTCGTGGATGAGAATGACCTGCTCGACGGTGAGTTCTGGCCTCACCGCGTCGCTAGGAGGTCAAGAGCTGTCCGCCAACGACTGATCACCGAGTCGGCCGCAACTCGAACCGACTCGTCAGACGCGGCGACGCCGACAGTGACGGGTGCCGGCACATCCCGGCCCGCGATGGTGCGTGCGGTGTAGAGCTTCCGAATTTCCCCGGTGCTCATAGCCGTGTTCGTGGCCACCCACGCCGGGGCGCCACCTCGAGCGTCGATCCAGGGCTTGTCCTGGTGAGTCAGGTTGATCAACTGGTCAGAGCTCAAGCCCTTGTACTGCGTTAGGACAGCATCGATCAGGGCGGTGTCCTCCCGCGAGAGGGTTCCGGCGTATGCGGGGACGAACTCATGGCGATCCTTGCGGTACAGGCTCCGGACAACGGGACCATCACGCCATGCCTCGATGGTCTCCGCAAACAGGGGGCGCCCGTTGATGCCGAGCGACCATGCCTGAGACAGATAGGTCAGCTTCTGCAGGGACCACATGTCAGCCCGGACGCGTGTCCGGATGTACGCGGCAACGTCGATCGCTGTCGTCGTCACGCTGATCACCTCCACACTGTTGTCCACACGTTATCCACCGAAATCTGGCCGTTGTGCACAGATTGTCCACTGACCGTAGCGGGTGGATGACACGACACGCTATGGAGGACTTGTCCAAAGCGTTCGCCCATGCCGAACCGGCAGAACCCGCCGCGCTACCGTTCCCCCATGAAGACGCTGCTGCTCCACGAGGGCCCTGCTGACGGCACCCGCATCGACTACCCCGGCGACACTGTCCCGCTCGGTTGGACGGTCGTTCACGCCGTCTCCGGCCCAGGTGCTGTCGTGACTCAGTACGAGCTCCGCGACGAGCACGGCGACACCACCAACTACTGGCCACCGCGATCAGCGTGAGCGATGACGATGAGTGGATGACACCGGCTGAGGTGACCGCACTGATCGGAGTAACCAGCGGCACGCTCCGCCAGTGGCGGTTCCGGCTAGACGCGCCGGTCCGGGTGTGTACGAGTTCTGCCCCGGCCAGGTACTACCTGCCAGTCCGCTTCGGGACGGCCCTAGCGATCGACTCGAGCGAGTTGCTGATCGACGCGAGGCGGCCCTTAAAAGAGGAAGACGATGTCGTGCTCGTCGCGAACGTCATCGCCTTGTCGTCGATCGGGTAGGACCACCGCAGCCAGCGCCGACCGATGCCTCGGCACTTCACCCGCACGGTGACGCGTTCTGGGGCTGGCTCAGCGTTCGCTAGCTTGCCACCTGGGTAATGCGCGACGTACCAAGTGTTCGAGAGCTCCTGGCCCGGGCCCATCATCGGAATGGGGTTCTCGTAGCGCCGGACGACGTAACCGATGGCCGCCCCCTCGCCGTCTGCACCGACGGGCGGCACGTCGAGTGGGGGTTCGAACTCGACGCTGATGTGCCGCGCAACTGTGGGCCCGGCATTCCGGACGACGAGGTCAAGCGCAGTGTCCGAGTCGGGCGCGTACCGGAGCTCGGCGACGATCATCGGCTGGCTCCGTCGGCGGCTGTCCTGCCCGGCCGCGATCAGAGTGATGATCGCGACCACGGCGGTGAGGATCGCAGCGAAGGCACTCACTCCGCCGCCATGTACGTCGAACCACTCGAGCACGTCACTCCACATCGCTGTCCCCTCTCGGCGAGCCTGAGCCGATCGTAGAGGAGGCCTCGTGCCCGCCCCGGACGCTCTCCCCGAAGCAGGTCTGGTCGATCACCGCCTCCATGACCCGGAAGCTGTCTCTCTGGGCTTGCGCCTATCGCGAGCGGATGCTGCGAAGAGCAGATGTCGGACCGGCCGCCGATGATCAAGGAAGCAAGCACCGCCTGAGCATCAGGACCTCGCGGTCGCCGCTGCCGAGTTGCTGCGCCTTGACCAAGTCGGCAGCCCCGACCCCGTCGACCCGCCGCAGCCGGTCACCGTGCACAACCTCCGCTTCGACCAGATCGGCGTGCTCGCCGAGGTGAAGGCGTTCGCGGTCGCACTGTCCGACGTCGCTGTGTTCGTGGAGATCTCCTGGCAGGGGCGCCTGCAGCGCGCGTGGGTGCCCCGTAACACCGTCACAGTGCGGACGGCTCGGCCGCGCGACCGCTGACCGACTGTCGAACTCGAGACTGCGGATACGGGTGACGCCCCCTTTCATAGTTGAGAGAGGGGGCGTCACACGCCGGTGCATGGATCAGGTGATCGAATCAGCCCCAGCGCAGCCCGGTGCCGCCGAGGGGGATGACGTTGCTCCACCCGGTTCCCTCGCCTGGCGTCGCGTACTTGTGGTACGCCTGGCCGTCAGTGCCGATCGTGAAGACTTCCTCGCGGTCCTGGGCGTTGTAGCCGACCGCGACATCGACGAACGGACCGTTGGCGAACTTGGTCAGGGTGCCCCAGCCGTTGGCCGAGTCGTACCAGGTGTTGTAGAGCGCACCGTCGGTTCCGAGGCCGAACACTTCAGTGAAGCCGAGGGCGTTGACGCCGACCGCGAGGCCCTTGTAGCTTGGGCCACCCTGCAACTGGTTCCAAGCGGTCCAGCCAGCGGAGCTGTCGTACCAGGCGTGCGAGATTGCGCCGCCGGAGCCGATCCCGAAGAGCTCCTCGTCACCTGCTGCGTTGTAGGCAAGGGTGATCTTCGTGAAGCCACCGGTCGAGTTCACGAGGGACCAGTCGTTCCAGCCGACTCCCTTCGTGAACCACTTGTGGAATACGCGACCGCCACCACCGATAGCGAAGATCTCCGGCTCGCCGTTCCGGTTGAATCCGGTCGTCACATCGGTCCAGTGATCACCGCCGAGGGAGCTCCAGCCGGTCCAGCCCTTTGCCGAGTCGTACCAGGCTTGCCACATCACGCCACCGTCGCCGATTGCGTAGAGGACCTCGTTGCCGTCGACGTTGTAGCTCAACGCCATGTCCGTGAAGCCGGTCTTGCCGAGTGAGTTCCAGTCGCTCCAACCGGTGCCGGGGATGAACCACTTGTGGAAGATCACACCGCCTCCGCCGATGGCGAAGACCTCGGCGTTGCCGGCGCTGTTCTTGCCTGTGGTGACCTTCGTGTTGGAGCTGCCCTGCAGCGAGCTGAAGCCGCTCCAGCCTGTGCCTTGGCCGGGAGTGGAGTAGTTGTGAACGACGTCGCCGCCGGAGCTGATGGCGAAGACCTCGGCATCGTTGCTGCTGTTGTAGCCGATGGGGCCGCTTGGGAACAGCTTGTTGGCACGGTTCTGGGTGGGCGCGACGGCAGCGGGCAGGGTGAGCCCTGTGCCCACTCCGCTCAGGTCGACGTGCTGGTGGTTGCACGTGTCGTCGAACTGGCGGGTGATGTTTGAGAACGACCACGTGGACCGGCACTGGACCTGGCCAGCCTGACTACCGCGCGGCAGGAAGGTGTCGAGGAAGGTGAGCAGACTCTTGGTCTGGGAGCTCGACCCATTGACGTTGTTCCGGGATCCGATGCCACCGAAGTCGATCGCGACGGCTGGGTCAATGCAGTGCAGTGAGCGCGGGTTCTGAGCACACGTGTACGGGTGGCTCATCGTCTTGCACTCTCGGTTGAGGTCGTTGACCTGCACGAAGCCGTACTGCTTGACGAGGATGACCATCGTCTGCAGGATCCGGACGTCCACCTTGCAGGTAGGAGTCGGGGAACCGTTGGCGATCGGAACGATCTCGTTGTTGAAGAGGTCGTTGTTGCCCGATCCTCCCGCGGACGCCTCGAATTGGCCTGCGTTCTTGAACGCAACGAGCTGCTTGGCGAGCGCCGCGCTGTCACCGGAGATGTTCTCGCACGACGCGCCACAAGCGGCGGCCGCGCGAGCTTGCTGAGGGCTTACGAGAACGATGGTCGAAAGGACCACCGAGACGAGAGTGAGCAGGAGCAGGACGGAGGTAAGCCTCCGCCGTCTACCTGGCATAGATGTCGTCAGAGACATAGCAGTTCGCTTCCGGGAGGCTCCCCTGTGCGCCGCCCCTCGGCGCATCTGTGCCTCACCTGTGTACATGCTAGCAATACGCCCCATAGCGCGGACAAGCAACGTACATGGTGCAGTAGCGAGCCTGAGTGCGATGAGGCTCCGTCGCCCCTCGAGCGGAGTCGCGCTCGTCCACTTCCGACAGATGATCCCTAGGCTGTCTAGCAATCCCGCGTACCGTGTCTGCATGAGTTCAGAACGCGACGACCTGAACGCCGAGCTGCGGCCCTTCGACCTCGACGAGTTCCTGCACGACTTCGTCGACGGCCTCGAGCCGGTCACGGAGCACCCCGTTAGCCGCGGACCGCATCGCGACAGTCGGTAAGAGAACGCCGATTCTCCACAGGGAGGTCAGGGCGCTACCTTCCTGCCGTGCCCTCGACCCGCCGCTGCGAATCGACGTGGTGGCGCTTCCGCTGCCAGCTCCGCATTGGACACCCGGGACTGCACCGACACAAGTCAGCGACCACGCTCTCGCAGTGGAACGACGCCGCGGCAGAACTCGACTTCCCCCGACGCCGATAGCCGCGCCGCGGCTCGGGTTGCTCCGTCAGCGCCTCGAAGAAGTCGGGCCACACGGGCACTTCCGTCTCAAACAGACCGCGCTTCGCGCGCGCTCGCAGAGCCCGCAGCGACACCACTCGCACCGGAGGAACGCCGGGCTCGCTCTCGTACAACGACCGTGCAGCCATGACGCTCCCATCCACTCGTCCAGACTGACCACCACCGGGCGGTATGTCCGCCGGATGCGGTCCGCGGCCACGCACTGTCGGAGGCCAGTCGCTACCGTCGCGCCGTGGCAGTTCGACGGCGGGACCGGTGGCGGCTCGTCGACGCGTACTCGCTCCCCGAGGCAGCGCGCGGCGGCCCCGAGGTCGACCTGGCGCAGCCGGACCCGGTCCTGGCGTGGATCCAGTTCCCCGATCGCATCCTCGAGCTCGAGGGCCGCGTCATCGCGTACACCGACCGCGCAGTCCTCGTCGAGTGGGGGTTCGGGCAGGGCGCCGATTGCGCGTGGGTCTGGCGCGACGCCGTTCGTCGTCGGAACGACAAAAAGCGCCCCGCACCCTCGAAGGAGGGGCGGGGCGCATCGTGAGCGTCGCTTAGGATCAGGGGATTATGGGGAACTTCACGGACTGGTTCGGTCGCTCCTACAAGGGCATCATCATCGGGTTGCTGGCGGTGTTTGCCGGGACGATGGTCGTGCTCGCAATGCAGCACGTGAACAACTCCCGGCCCGCTGCCGGCGCGACCGCTCGGCCGGCGCCTACCTTCGCTAGCTCCCTGCCTGACAAGCCCCGAGCGGTCTTCTTCGGCGACTCCTACGTCGAAGGCACCGGAGCCTCAACACCCGCGAAGCGCTGGACCACGCTCGTAGCACAGAAGGAAGGCTGGATCGAGATCAACCTCGGCCAGGGCGGAACTGGCTACGTGAACGGCGGCCCCGATCAAGGTCAGGCTGACCAGTACGCCTCTCGCATCGCCAAGATCAAGGCCGCTCGACCGGACATCGTCGTGATCGCCGGGAGTCAGAACGACCTGCTGTTCCCGACCGACCAGGTCGACTCCGCAATCAAGGACACGCTCGTTCAGATCCGCGCTGCCGTTCCCGACGCGAAGATTGTCGTGTACGGCCCGGTCAACCCGGGAGAGATCAAGCCCGCCACCCGTACGAACGACGCTGCGACCAGCGCGGCTGCACAGGCGATCGGCGCGGATTACATTAGCTCGATCTCGCCTACGAGCACCTATGAGTCGCCGGCGGACTATTGGACGGACGGTCAGCACCCCTCCGACAGCGGGCACCAGCACATCGCCGACCGTTTCATCGAGGAACTCCCGTCGGACGTGCCGCGAGGAGAACCGTCAGCATCCCCAACCGCTGGTTGATGATCGCGAGCACACGGTGCGTGCTGAGGTTCGCTTAGGATCAGTCGATATGGGGTCCTCGGTGAACAACACCAGCACGACGCCGAGCCCGCTGCTCGGCACGATCACCTTCATCGTGCTCGCCGGGATCGTCCCGCTCCTGATCATCCTGAGTACACCCGACAACGGGTACGCCGCCTGGGTCGGGGCGCTCGCCATGACCATCGCGAGTGCCGCCCGGTTCAGCTGGACCATCAGTAGCCGACAACGACACCTCGTCGAGATGATCGTCTGCGTGTTCGTCTACGGCTTCCTCGGACTTGCGCCTCTGGTGCAGCTCCGGATGCGTGCGGAGGTGGGAACCACCCCGGGATTTGTCGAAGACTTCGCTACGACGACGGTGCTCATCATCCTGGCCGGATTCGCCTCGATCTGCTTCGGCAGCTTGCTCGCAACGATCAAGGCGCCCGACGCAGCGATCCGCGTCCGACCAGTCCAGCACCTTCACGCACCACGCGTAGTCCTGATCACCCTCTTCGCCTTCGCCGTCGCCGCCTTCTACGTCTCCCGGGTCGGTCTCGCGTCCTTCGGTCGCCCGCGGCTCGAATTCAGCGCACGTCTCGGCGAAGTCTTCCCAGACGACACGACTGCCGCCCTGATCGTCGGCTTCGCCAGCATGAGCATGCTCGTCGCGCTCGTCGCGCAGATCATGCTGTTCCGCCAGCGTCGACGAGCCGGATCGAAAGCACCCCTGCTCCTGCTCGCGGTCACCGCGGTGACGCTCCTGCTCATCGTCAACCCCATCAGCAGCGCGCGCTACGCAGTCGGCACGGTCTACCTCGCGTTTCTAGCCGCCGCCGGAATCTGGGGAACCCTCCGCCGCTACCGAACCATCAGCGTCCTCACCCTCGGCGCCCTGTTCTTCCTGTTCCCCATCGCGTCCACCTTCCGCAACAGCCTCGACGCGAAGGTCTCCCTGCAGAACCCCCTCGAGTCCCTCCTGTCCGGCGACTTCGACAGCTTCGACCAGATCAACAACGCCGTCTACTTCGTCGCCGTCCGCGGCATCACCTGGGGTGACCAACTCCTCGGAGTCATCTTCTTCTGGGTGCCGCGGTCCATCTGGCCCGACAAGGCGATCGACACCGGCGTCCTGCTCGCCCAGTTCCGCGGGTACAGCTTTCAGAACCTCTCCGCACCACTGTGGGCCGAGTTCTTCATCAACGGCGGGTGGCCGCTCCTCATCCTCGGCATGATCCTCGTCGGCTTCGGCGCTCGACGGTGGGATGCTCGGCTCGACGCCCAGATCCTCGCGACGGGGACCCCGACGCTGCTGGGGAGCATCGTCCCGTTCTACTTCCTCATCATGCTGCGCGGGTCACTATTGCAGGCCATGGCGTCGCTGGGCGTCATCCTCCTGCTCAACTGGTTCCTGACGTTTAAGAGCTCCGCTCCAGCAACGGGGAAAAGCCCCTCGGGAGTCTCCCAGAGGAGCCTCTCGAGGGGCTGACGACACAAGCTCATGCGCCGCGCGCTCAGGTTGTGTCACATGGGGCTGAGGAACCGGACGAGCTGGTCAGCGATGAACGCATGCGACATGTCCGTGGGGTGGATGCCGTCCGTGTAGTACGGGTTCGCTGCGGGCCCATTGGCGGCGGGCATGCGGGCGTTCAGATCGAGGACGCACACCGATGGGTCGGCCGCTGCGATCTCGTACTGAGCGGCGACGAACGCTGACCAGGCGTCGCCGGTGAAGGTGCCGGTGCGGAGCCAGTACGGCATGAGCACGAACGACGGCGGTGTGGTGACGTTCGCCTTGCAGGCGGCGATGATCTTCTGCAGGTTCTGCTTCGCCGTGGCCGCTGACGCGTTCGCCGCGTAGTCGTTGATCGAGAGCGCGATGACGAACAAGCTCGGCTGGATCGCAGCAATCGGCTTCGGAGCGTCCAGGTTGGCGAAGAACGTGGTCGACTGCCCGTAGTAGCCGTTGCCGTACGTGTGCACGCCCTGGTTCTCGTCGCCGTCGTTGACGTAGATGCCCGAGAAGTAAAAGCTCCCGGACGCCCCAGCGAGAGTGATCGTGTGACCGCCGGACGCCCCGAGGGTGACTCGAATGACCTTCCCGTCGGACACCCCGCTTCCGCCGAACGAGATCGTCTGCGGTGTCCCGCCGTCGACGGTGATGGTCGCGGTGGCCCCGTTGACCTGCACACCGTGGATGTCGACGCTCGTGCCCTTGACGGTGATCGTCCACGTGTCGGTCGACGCCTTCAGGATGTACGTGCGGCGGCTCAGGCCGAATCCAGTGTCCGTGTAACTGCCGCCGCCTCCCGGATTAGCCGGAAGGTTCCCGCCGACGGTGGCCGGCTGACCGAACGAGTTCGCCATCTGCCACGGGTCGATCCAACCGACACCGCCTCCGCTGCCGAGCGCGGTCGTCGGGAAGTGACGACGGAGCAGCATCTGCGCTCGCTGCACCCAGCGGCGATCACGAGTCGTCGCACCCTGCCCCTCGGTGATGCTGTCACCGGGGCCGAAGCGTGCAACGGCCGGGGCGTAGTCGCGGTTCGCGAGTGCGAACCACCAGGACTGCAGAGCTCGGGCGCGCTGCTGCTGCAGGTACTCGAGGCTGTTGCCAGTCAGGGCGGGGATGCTGACGGCACCCGCTGCGCTGTAGATGCCTGGGGACGCGTAGGTGAAAGCCCCGCCCGGGTCGCCCTTCACGCCTGGGTTCCCCTGAGGTCCGGCGTCACCCTTGCTGAGCGCTGGCAGCTTGTCGACAGCGTCGACACCGTTGCCGATCTTGTACCCGCTCGACTTCCCGTCCGCGCCGATGATCGCGATAGGTTCACCATCTTCGGGGATGAACCCCGCGGCAATGAAGTCGCCCAGGGTTCCGCGCCGCACCCGGATCCGCTTGTAGTCGACGGCCATGCTTCCTGCTCTCAGTCGTGCGCCGCAGCGCGGGAGTCGTGACGCCGCTCGATCGGCGGCGTTGGGGTCGGAGTGTGCCGGCGCTCACGGACGACGGTGAAGAACACCAGCACCCAGACGACGGCGACGAACGTGTACACGGCGAACGCGAGCGCACCCAGCCCGTCTCCGGACGTCTGCGGGCCGCCGGACGCGATGGTCGCGACGATGCGCCGCACCAGCACCAGGGCGAACACCGGCACGGAACCGACGAACAGGCCGAAGAACACCGTCCCGAGAACCGACCGGTACCAGGGCGAACCCAGCCCGTACAGCAGCGCCGTGAGGAGCGCGAAGACGCCCGCCACGGTCGCCGGGGCCGTCGCCCACGTGTTCAGCCAGACGTCCATCACTGATCCCCTCGGATGATCGCGCGCATCTTCTGCGCGAAGTGGTTCTCTTCCCTCGACTGCCGCAGCTGCGCGAGCGGCCCCGTGCGGATCGTGTCGAGGAGCATGTCCAACCGGTGCGACGCGGACCGTGCCTCGTCGCGGGCGCGGCGTGCTTCCTCCCGGCCGGCGGTCTGCTCGTTCATGGCGTCACCTCAGCGGCTTGCTCGATGGAGCCCAGCAGGTGGTTGGAGAGCTGCGCGTACTCGACGCCGAGCTCGCGGACCGCGGTCTCGGCCTTGTCGGCACGCGTCGACTGCTCGTCGTGCGCCTCACGCCAGAAGTCGCGGGACTCCTTCAACTCGGCGTACCGGTCGTCCTTCTCGCGCAAGACCGCGGCGTGGTACTTCTCGAGGTCCTCGATGCGCCCCCGGTGGTCTCCGATCGTCAGGATCCGCCTGGTGGCGAACAGCACGACGATCAGCGCCAGCCCGGAGCCTTGGATGATGTCCGACACCGACAAGGTGCCAGACACCCAGTCCCACAGGCCGGACGGCGCCGAATCGGGGGTGGACACGGTCGATGCGAGGAACCAGTGCATGAGGCCCACCCCCGGGGAGAACGGCACGGCCTACTTGGCCGTGGAGCTGTCGTCGTCGCGGTAGTCGACGGTGGACGGTTCGAACTGTGCCGGCTGCAGGTCCGGCGACTTCGCGGCTGCCCGCTCCGCCGCCACAGCCTTCGGCTCCGACCCGAGTCCGATGTGCGTCAGCCACTCGTTCACCGCCGGGATTGCCATCACCCGCGACAGGGCACCCGCGATCGCGGTGACCACTCCCGCCGCGGACAGCAGCCACAGGTACACGGTGCCGTCGACCGGCAGGCCGAGCGCGTTGATGATCGTCGGGAGGACCGCGGCGAACGTGATGAACGCCGGGATGCCGACCTGCACGATCGTTCGCAGCACTCGCTGCGACTTGAACCAGATGTCCTGGGTTTCGAGGCTGGTCGCCTCGTGCTTGCCGTCGACCATGCTCACGCCCCCTTGCCCTTGACGAGCTCGAACCCCGCGAGCACCTGCCGGGCCTGCATGTCCGGCTGCTCCGGGACGCCGCGGGCCTTCCAGAACGCGAGCGCGGTGCTGCCGAGCGGGAGGATCCGCATCGTCTCCGGGTTGGCGAGGAACGCGTCCCACGCACCCTTCCCGTTGTCGACCTTGATGATGAACGTGTTCACGATGTCTCCTACCGGTGTGGTGGTGCTCTTGATGGTGGGGCCCGCGGCGACGATCGCTCGGGCGTTCGGGTACGGGGGGACGACCTCGGCGCGGGTCGCCATCTCGTGGTGCCACGGCTCCCCGAAGTTCCGGCCCGTCCACGTGCCGCCGCGGCGTTCGACCTGCGTGTGCAGCCAGTCGAACTCCGCAGCGGTCAGGGCACGGTTCCGGCCGTCGGCCATCGTGACGCCGACGTCGATCGCGTTGCCGTTGCGGATCTCGTCGTGCCGGGACGTGTACGGCGGCGCGACGACGACCCCGAGCGCAACGCGGTTCGCCCACAGGTAGTCCTGCCGGGCGCGGGACCGCTTGCCCTCGTTGATCGACAGCCGGTCACCGGAGCCCTGGTCGGCCTTCATCTGGTCGAAGTCGATCTTCACGGACAGGATCTGCAGCGCCATCCGCTCCGTGGCGACGAACTGCTCGACCCCGCGGAGGTCGCCATACGACGACCTGCCGACGCTGAAGCTGCTGGTGGTCATGCCGATCCCTTCCTGGAACGACGAACACCGCCCCAGGTCGGGACGGCGTTGAGAGGAGGTGCGGGTCAGGCGTCCGCGTCGAACCGGATCGCGCCGTAGTCGACAGCGCCGGTGCCACCGGACGGGCTGACGCGGTAGATCACCGCGCCCGTGCCGCGCTGGATCTCCATCTTCGCGCCGGGCCCGTTGTTCGACCCGCGCTCGCACCAGAACGTCATCGTGTTCTTCGGCCGGAACCCGCCCGGCAGACGGAACTGGATCTCCGAGTTCGTCGTCGGCACCCAGTAGCCGGTCATCGACACGACACCGTTGCGGCGCCGGTACTGCGCAGCCGGGTTCGCCTGCCCCGCAGTGTCGTTGCCGGTGCCCGGGTTCCCACCGTTCACGAACGACGGGTTCAGCCAGCCAGTGTCCCCGAACAGGTACACCCACGCACCCGACGAGAGGACGTACACGTTCCCGTCGGTCGTGTCCCGCCACTCGAGACCTTCCCACACGCCCGGGGAGCCCGGACCGATCAGCTCCGTCAGCGCTGCGTTCCGCTGCGCGGTGGTGCCGACACGTCGGTTCCCGACCTGGCCCGCGAACGCGGCGATCTCGGTGAGGTCCGCGCCGTCGTCGGATGCGCCCGACGCGGAGTAGATGCCGTTGCCCTTGGGGCCGTAGTCGTCCGCTGCCATGCGGTGTTCCTTCCGTGGGGTCCCGCGCGCCGGCGGGGATCAGTACGTGGAGGTGATGCGGAGCGCACCTGACTGGGCGTCGGCCGCGAGGGAGGCGAACTTGTTGAATCCGCCGTGCGCGAGACCGATGCCGGACGCGGAACCGTTGGAGAGCGCCTGCCCGAACTCGACGGGGAGCTCCACCCAGGTGCCGGAGGTGACTGCGATCGGTCGGGCGTTCGAGATCGCCGGCGCTCCGCCGGGCTTCGAGTCGTGCGAGTGGGTGCCGATGTTCGGCGGTGACCCGAACTTGTACGCCAGGTTGACCCACATCTCGATCCGGGTCACGGGAGCGCCGCGGAGGGTGTCGCGGACCTTGCTGCCGATGAACCAGGCGCCGAGCGTCGAGTTCGACGCCCACGGCTGCGGCTGCCACCACCGGCCGTCCGAGAACGACCCAGCGTCGACAGCCGTGAAGGTGTCCACGTGCGACGTCGGCCCCGATCCCGCGGGCGGGTCCGGCGGCTGCACGGGCGGAGGGTTCGTGGAGAGCACCCCGACGACGTGCGGCCCGTCGGACCACACCAGGCGGACTTGCTGCGACGCCGACAGGGTGTCGCCCTGGTTATAGGTGGCCTGCACCTGCCCGATGTCCGTGTCGACGGTCACGAAGTCCGACGCGGCCGAGACCACCGTCCCGACAGGCGGCGGCATTACCACGGGGCCGGTGTAGTAGAACTTCACGGCGCCGTCGGACGGCTTCACTGCGAGCAGCCACACCTGCTCGCCTACCGACGGGCGGTACTCCGACATCGTCTGCGCCGTGACCCGGCCCACCGCGTCGCCGTTCGAGACATCGCACTGCACGGACGCGCCGTCGCGGCTGACGTACTTCGCCTGCCACACCGTCACCCGGGATCCGTCACTCATCCCGAAGAGAGCCGCCGCGAGGTCCACTACTGCACCTCCAACGTCATCTGCTGCGTCGCGCCCTCGCCCCGGTCCAGGGTCTTCACCCGGCCGACGATCGTGTCCCGACCCCGCTGCCTCACCTCGAGGACATCCCCGACCTGCCGGAGCGGGTTGAAGACCTCCTCGACGGGCACCTCACGAGTTCGCAGCGACGACACCCGCGGCAGCAGCTGAGCCGCGTACGCGTTCGCCTGCGCTCGAGTGGTGATGAAGTCCGACGAGTAGTAGTAGGTCACCCGGCCGTACGGCGAGGGCGAACCGTCCGCGTTCACGGCCCGCAGCGGCCCGTCCGTGATCTGCGCCGACCCGAGGATCTGCACGTCCGAATCGTCGGACGCCGACGACCGGACCGCGACCCGGTTGTAGACCTTCTCCGCCGACATCGAGTTCCCGACCGACACGACCGTGCCGTCTGAGCCGTCCGTGAGGACATCCGTGACCACCGGCCAGTCCAGCGGACGCTGCCCCATCGAACCGTCCGGCCGCATGTACGGTTCCGCGTCGATCAGCGCCAGCAGGTCGTACAGCGGATCAAGGCGCTCCTCCTCGTACGCGAACGACTTCGGGATCGCCCCGTCAGGGAGCTCACGGACGATCTGGAAGCCGGTGATGCGCTGCGCCTCCGTCAGCACCGACAGCTTCTGCGGCGGCGACGACGGCACGTCGAAGCGGTCCTTCTGCGTCTTCCGCATCCGGTCCATCAACGTCAGCTCGACAGTCGACCCGACCGGGATCAGCCGGCCGGCGAACTCCTCGAGGTGGTCAGCGGCGTTGGGGACCTCGTCGATGCGGTACCAGCCCATCTGCACCCGGCTCGTGAATGAACCAGCGGTGATGAGCACGGCGATCGACAGCTCAGCCCCGAAGGGTGCGAGCATGTCCGACGCGGCCCGGGGCGTCAGCGACGCAGCGAAGTCCGACGTCCACACGACCGTGCACGACCCCGACCCCTGCACCTTCGCGGTGCGGTCATCCGTGAACGACGGCCGGGTGATGTCGATGTTCGCCATCCGACGGGTGCCGTCGTAGTAGACGTCCGCGACCCACTGCACGTCGAACGATCCGGAGCGGAGCACGTCGCGCAGCTGCTCGCTGGCCTCACGCATCCGCGACCCCCGCCAGCGAGTAGTCCGAGTCCCGCTCGAGGCGCGTCGCGTACGCCGCAGCGCGAGCCGCCCGAGTCGGGTACGCGGCGTCGATGTCCTTGCGCCGCAGGACGGCCGTCACGAGCCCAGGAGCGGGCGGCCGTGCCTCCGTCGCCTCGAACGTGAACGTGATGTCCTCGCGGCCGATCTGGATGTTCACCGGGACCTCGTGCACCTCATCGACCGACGCGTAGAACGTCCGCGGGAGACGCATCGGCGGCGGCGCCCGGATGCACACCACGCCGGCGCCGCGGCTGCCGTACTGACCGAACACGGCCTGCAGCCGATCCGCGTCCGCCAGCGACCGAGTAAGGAGCTCGAACGGCACCGCGGAGACCCCGCGACGCTGGCCGCCGACCCGAGTCGCGAACTCCGCGCCCTGCACGTACACAAGCTCGCCGGGGGTCGAACGTGCGACGTCCCCTGCGGTCTTGGAGAGCCGCAACGGCGACACCGCGACGGATGGGTTCAGGGGCTGGTGGATCCAGGTGTCCGTCACCTCGAGCGTCGTCGTCGAGGTCTCCGTGAAGCCCAGCGACGTGTCCGTGTCGTCGAACTGCTCGGCCCGGTACTGGATCGGCACCCCGAAAGGAGCCTCCCAGTCGACGAGGGTCGTGCCGCCGATCGCGGACTTCCGGATCCCGCCACGCACCAGCGTCGTCCGGCCGTCCGCGATCCGGTACACGTCGACCGCCGCCGTGCCCGGCTTCACGTCCGCGACGATGATCTGTACCGACGGAACCGGTCGCCCTTCCGGGAGCGGCGTCAGGGCGGGGGGATACACCGTTGCCGGGTTCCCCCCGTCCAGGGTGTCCGGGAAGACCGAGTCCGGACCCCCACCGTCGACGATGTCGGCCATCTGGTCTTCCTTCCTGTCAGCGGACCCGAGTGCCGCGTCCGATGCGGTCCCCGAGGGCGTCCTGCGAGCGGCGGATCTTCACGTCCATCACCCCGAGCAGCGCGCCGCTCGAGTCGACGAGCGTCACCTGGTCCGGGAACGCCGTCGACGTGCCGCCAGTCGGCGCGGCCGTGGCCGTCCCGGACGCCGACCCGGTGACCCCGAGCGCGACGTTCCGGAACAGGGACACGTCCGAGTCCGAGATGCCAGCGTTGAACTGCTCCATCAGCGCCTGACCCGACGTCCGGAGGCCGGTCCAGCCAGCTCCGGAGAACGGGCCCTCCTTCGCGGGCGAGTGCGGCAGGAAGGCCTTCACCTTCTCCACCACGGACCCGATCGCGTCACCGACCGCGCCGATCATCGACTTGATGCCGTCGATCAGCCGGCCGATGATCGCCTTCCCCGCGGAGAACAAGCTCGAGCCGATGCCGATCACCGCGTCGACGATGCCGCCGAAGATCGCGCCGACCCCGGAGATCGCCGACCTAAAGAAGTCAAAGACCCCGGAGAACACCTGCTTGATGCCGTTCCACGCCATCTTCCAGTTGCCGGTGAACACCCCGACGACGAACGTGATCAAGCCCGTGAGGACACCGATCAGCGCCGTGATGACCGGCATCAGCGCGGAGATGATCACCTGCACCAGCTGCAGCACCGGGCCGAGGACCGCGGAGAACAGCGAGATCAGCGGCGGGAGGATCGTGCCGATCAGCTGCAGTAGCGGCGTCAGCAGCGGCAGGAACGCCGCCACCAGGCTGAGCACGGCGGTGATCAGCGGCATAATCACCGGGACGAGCTGCGCGATGAACCCGATCAGCTGCGTGATGATCGGCAGGAGCGCCGTCAGCACCTGGCCGAGCACCTGACCGAACGTCGTCGCGATCTGGATGACGATCGGGATCAGCTGCTGGATGATCGGCAACAGCGCCGAGATCACCGTGGTGAGGATCGGCCCGAGGGCCTGCACCACCGCGGTGATGATCGGCAGGACAATCGCGAACGCGGCGCCGAGCGCGTCACCGATCGTCGACGCGAACTGCGTCAGGATCGGCGTCAGCGCGGTGATCACCGGCGTCAGCGACGCGATGACCGTCCGGATCACCGGGACGACCGACGTCGCCAGCGCCGTCAGCGGCGGCAGGACCGAACCGATCGCCGACGCGAGCGCCCCGGCGAGTGCCGCAGCGACCTGGCCGACGAGCTGCGCGATCGGGACCAGCAGCGGTGCGAGCTGCGCGATGATCCCGACGAGCGGATCGAGCAGCGGCACCACCGCACCGATCGCCGTCCCGAGCGCAGACCCGATTGCTCCGACAGCCGGCACGATTGCCGCGAGGACCTGGCTGAATACCGGGCCGAGGATCGAGGCGAGGTTGCCGACCGCTGTGCCGATCTGGCTGAAGGCATCCCCCATCGCCCGGCGGAGCTCGGGAGAGAGCGCGAGGAGCGTGGTGAAGATGCCGACGACCAGACCGAGCGGACCCGCAAGAGCGGCGAAGGGGCCAGCGAGCAGCTTGCCGAGGATCGGCAGCTGCGACACCAGGCCAGCGATCGACCCCGCGACAATCGGCAGCAGAGGCGCAGCCAGAGCAAGCACCTGACCGAGCGTCGAGAACGCACCGGAGAGGCCCGACATGTCGAGCCCGGCCAGCGCGCCCTTCACGCTCGCGAAGACGCCCGAGATGCGCTCGAGGCCCGCGCCGACCGCCGCCTGCAGCGACGGACCGATCGCGTTCGACACCGCGGTCACCGCGGGGGTGATCGCGTCGAGGCCCTGCGTGATGGTCCGGAAGACCTGCACGAAGATCGGGTAGACCCCCGTGAGGAGACCCGCACCGAACCGGCTGAACGCGGCGCCCATGTTCTTGAACGCGCCGACCGTGGTCTGACCGATGGCCACCGCGCCGTCGCCGACCGCGACCTTCAGCGCCTGCTGGAAGTGCTGAGCGTCGACCTCGCCGCGCTGCAGGCGGTCACGCAGCTCCTCCTGCGTCTCGCCGTACACCTTGCGGAGAGCGGCGTAGATCGGGATGCCTCGCGTCGCGACCTGGTTGAGGTCCTGCGTGTACGCCTTGTTCTGCGCCTGGACCTGGTTCATGACCAGGCCGAGGTCGTTGAAGTTCACACCCGCGATGGCGGCGGCGTTCGCCGACGTCTTCAGGTAGTCCGTGAGCTCCTTGCCGGGCTTCACGCCGGCAGCGACCGCCGACGCGGCACCAGTCACGGCGTCAGCGAGCGAGAACTGCGTCCCGATCACGGCGTCGTTGGCGTTCTTCATGATCTCGGCGACGTCCTGCGACGTGTTGCCGAGCGCCTTGAGCTTCGCCTGCGCCGTCTCGATCGAGGCGAGGCGGTTGAACCCAGCGCCACCTGCCGCCGCGACGCCTGCTGCAACAGCGAGGCCGACGCCCTTGAACGTCGACGTCACCGCGGTCGCCGCGTCGGCAGCGAGCGACCGGACGCTGTTCATCGCGGACGAGAAGCCGGCAGCGATCGCCGAGCCTGCAGCACCCGCGACCGGGCCGAGGCCGCGGAACCCGGACGCGACAGCCGAGCCCATCTTCTGCATGGCCGCGACGACGGTCTGGCCCGCCTGCCGCACCGGCTCGGGGATCAGGTTGATCGCGCCGACCACACCGGCCCGGATCGCGGAACCGACCGCGACGGCTGCCGTCTGCACGGGGGCGAGGCCCTTCGCGACCGCGGCGCCGAGCGTCCCCATCCGGCCGGCGAGTCCGGCGGCGGCGATGTCGGCGCTGCGGAACCCGGCGGTGAAGTTGACGAACGGGCGGAGGGTCGCCGTGCCGAACGCGACGACCGAGGCGATCGCCCGGTCCATCGTCGCCCGCACAGCCCCGCCGAGCGTCCCCATGCGGCCCGTCAGGACGGACGCGGCACGGGATGCGTCGAGGAACCCGGCGCGGAACTGCGAGAACGGTGCCGCGACGTTCAGCGAGACGGTCTGCGCCGCCGTCGACACCTTGTCGAAGACGCGGCGTGCGCCGGCGCCGACACGGCCGAGGATCCCGAGGAAGCCGGTCGCGCCGAGCGCCGCGTCCGCGAAGCCGGCGGCGATCTGCCGGAACGGAGTCGTGAACGCGTCGACGAACGAGACGCCGAGCGCTCGGACGGGAGCGAGAAGGCGGGCGACCTGCCCGCCGAGAGTGCCGAGGGTGCCGGTGAACGCCGACGCCGCAGCGTTCGCGTCCCGGAATCCGGCGACGAAGTTCTGGAAGCCCGTCGACGACCGGGAGGTCGCCAGCCGGACCGCGTTCAGTCCGATCTCGAGCGGCGCCAGGGACAGCCGAGCGAGGCCGCCCAGCGCACCCGTGACGCCGGAGAACGCGGACTGCGCCGCCCGGGCGTCCGCGAACCCCGACCGGAACTGCGAGAACATCATCGAGAAGCTCGCGCGGGCCCGCTGCGTCGCCCGCGTCTCAGCGCCGACCGCGGCAGTCTGCGCGGCACGAGCAGCCGCGAGACGTTCCGACGCGGCGCGGGTGTTCTCCTGCGTGACGACGAGCCGACGCTGCACCGCGGCGAGGCGCTCCTCGGCGGCGATCGCCTGCGACGACGTCGCGCCGAACCGGGACCTGACCTCGAGGAGGCGGGTCTCGGCGACGCGCACCTTGCCGGCGGCGTCCATCTCAGCGAGACGGGCCGCCGACAGGGCGCGCGACGACTTCGACACGTCCGCGGCGAGAGCCTTCAGCGTCGCGTCGGACACACCGCGGGTGCCGCGCGAGAACGCCTGCCGGAACCCCGAACCGGCCCCGTCGCCGGCGTCACGGCCGGCGCGGGAGAACGCCCGCTGGAAGCGGCGGCCGGAGTCCGCGGTGGTGCCGTCGACCTCCCGAGCGACCGCACGGCGGAAGCCGCGCAGCGTTGGGAAGATGGCTACCTGACCGGAACCGACCTCGGACGTCATCGGTGCCCCTCTCAGTCGTGGAACGCCGAGTACCGCTTCAGCGTCGCCTTGAGCGCCGTGCGCTCCTCGTCGGTGACCTTCTCGGCCGTCTGCTCCGGGTCAGGCCACGGCCAGGCGAACTCGAGCGGCTTCGGCTGCTTCTTCTCGTCGCGGTTGACGTTGACGGTCGTCGACGCGGCCGCGATTGTCGCGACGTCGACCCAGGTGGCGGGCCAGTCCCAACCAGCGAGAGAGGCGTGGAACCACGAGCCCGGGGTGTCCCGGAGCGTCTGTACGTGGTCCCACGCCTCACCGTGCGTGTACGTCTCGCCGAGCTCGTCGAGGCTGAGCCCGAACCAGCGGCGGAAGTCGGCGCGCAGCGGGCGCCGGTGCTCCTCTACGAGTTGGAGGAGCGCTGCGATTCCCCCACGGTGGCCTGCGCCTTCGCCGCGAACTCCTCGAAGAAGCGGCCGACGATCTTCTGCGTCTCGAAGATGTCGAGCTCGTCGAGCTTGCGCGGCGTCTCGGCGTCACCGAGATCGTCGAGCATCGCGAACAGCTGCTTCATCTCGTCGTCGATCTCCGAGATGCGGCGGAACACCTTCGTCTTCACCTGCAGCGGGAGCACGAGCTCGCCCTGCGTCGACGTGAGGACGTGGAGGTTCTTCTCGATCAGCCGGAACTGCGGGAACTCCGGCTCCGGCGCCTTCTCGATCGTCGGGGCAGCGGGCTCGGTGAATGCGGACTCGGTCATGGTGTGGATGCCTTCCTGGTCGTGGATGCGGGCGTGGATGCGTGGTGAGGTGCGGGGCCGCCGGCATCCACAGCGGCGGCCCCGCGGTCAGGGTCAGGAACCGGACGTGCCACCGTCGACGGGCGGCTTGATCAGCCACTCGCCGAGGTGCTTGTTCCCGAGGTCCGGGGAGCGGTCGATCTTGAATGTCACCTCGACGCCGTTCACCTCGCCGCGGGTCGACTGGTCGACCACGACGCCGGTGATGGTCGCCTTGCCCGCCTGCCGGCGGCGGATGACGCCGTTCTTGAAGATCTCCTCGGTGAACAGCCGGTACTCGGTCGAGTGGCCAGCCGCGTCGATGAGGATGTAGCCGTTCGCGTCCGGCACCGCGCCGGACAGGAGCTCCTGGGTGAGCGCGTCGTACTGCGCGAGCTTCACGACGAGCGTCGCGTTCGCGAGGCCCGACGGGATCGAGTAGCCGTCCTGGAAGAAGACGATCGGGTCGCCGTCCGCCTCGAGCGTCCAGTTGTGGCCGCCGTCCTCGGTCTGCAGACCCAGCTTCCGGAACGCCTCGGCGAGCTCGAGGTCGTACGCCTTGCCCGCGGCCGGCGTCAGCAGCGCGGTGGTGATCGGTGCGATGCCGACGGACCCAGAGATCGGGATGCCGACGGCGGTGATGTCGTTGCCCTGCGAGTCCGCAGCCATGTTGCTCCTTCAGAGAGAAGCCCCCGGCTGCTGCCAGGGGCGATGTGGTGGTGGGTGGGTGTGGATGCGGTCAGAGAGGCTGTCCGACGACGACGAACGTCACCGTGGTCAGCGTGCGCGCGTACACGGCGTCCTCCGGCACCCAGTAGGGGCCGTTGACGCCGTCCTCCGGCACGTGCGCGATCGGGTTGCCGGGTTCGAGGCCTGCCAGGTCCCCGGCGAGGGCTGTGACGAGCCGTGCGAGGTCCATCGCGGGCTTCGGGGCGGCCTTCGTGCCGGCGAGAACCGACAGGTTCACGTCCCGCTCGGCGGAGATCATCGACTTCGACGGGCCGGAGTTGTCGCGGACGATCAGCATCGCCGCGGGCGCCGATTCGTTCGGTCCCGGCTCCCGGTTGCTCACCAGGACATCCGAGCGGCCGCGGGCGGCGAGCTCGGCGCGGAACCGGTCGCAGAGATACTGCTCGAGGTCCGCGTAGATGACCGCGGTCACCGCTTCCGCTTCCGGAGCGCACGGACGAGGTTCCCGGTGCGGGCCTCGATGATCAGCGACTTCGGATCCGACGCGACGACCAGATGCACGACGCGGTGCGCGCTGGTCTTCTTCCGGCGGACGATGCCCGACCGGTACGCGCCCGTGTCGACCGGCGCCGAGGCACGCGCGTCCGTCGCGATACCGTCGGCGATCCGCGACACGAGGCCGTCGACGCGCGACGACTTCAGCAGCTCGTCGAAGTAGCGCTCGTTGAACGTCATCTTCGCCATCAGCCGACCACCTCCTCGAGCGGGATCTCCTGCACCGGCTGCCAGCCCGTCCACGGGTTCACGTCCGCCTCCGGGACCGCGGTGACCGTGTACGTGTGAGCGCCGGAGACGATGCGGTCACCGACGCGCACGTCCGCGCTCGGGTCGCAGTAGAGCGACTTCGTCGTGACGACTTCCCGCCGGAGCTCGCCGTCGACGGGAGACGAGGACGACGACCCGACGAACGCGCCCGCGATCGTGAGCGTGTTCGGGGCAGTCCAGTCCGCGCCGACGGGCCGCTGCGAGTACGGGTCCAGGACCGGCGTCGCGCGGAGGCGGACGACGGTCGCGCCGGCCGCGAACTCCATCAGCCGCCCAGCGAGGCGCGGATCACGTCGAGCATGTCCGCCTTCGTCGTCGCGTCGCCGAGATCGACGTCGTGCCGAGCCGCCCACGCCCTGATGTCGCCGTTGTGGGTGTGCTCGTCCGGTGCCGGGTCGTCGGCGGGCGCCGGGACCGCGATGCCCGGAGAACGGTAGTCGTCAGCGACTTCGTCCGGGACCGTGAACTGGTTCCCGCGCTGGTCCGTGATGTTCACCATCGGTGGTCTCCTCGTCAGAGCCGGTACGGCTCGAGCGTTGCGAGCTCCGTCTGCAGGAGCTGGATGTCATTGCCGCTGTAGCGGACGTTCGCGGGCCCGACCGCCTGGGAGACGATTTGCCCGCCCGGGCCGCCGCCGCGTGCCGCCGCGGTCGCGATGACGCCGGCGACGTCGGGTGCCTCGTCGACTGCGTACCCGTGGCGGAGGGTGATGCTGATGCCGCCGAGCCGAGACGACCAGAGCCCGTCGTCGCGGAGCTCGAGCATGCCCTTCCCGGACACGTCGACCTGCGCGAGGACGTCGCGGCCGTCCGAGGTCGCCGCGGTGACCTCGAGGATCCGGCCGGACGGGACCAGGAGCGTGCGCTGCCCGGTCCCGTCCAGTCGGATCGTCTCGGTGATGACGGGCGCGACGTGCCAGCCGCAGAACCGCCGGACGGCGCCCTGTGCTGCGTCGAGCCAGAACTTCGGCGACCGCGGCCCTGGTTCGACGATCGGAGGGATGCTCGTCACGCCCGTCACCTCCTACTTGCTCTCCGGCGCGGCCGCCTTGTTGCTGACGACCCTCGCCTTCGGGGCGGCCTTCTTCTCGTCGACCGTGACGTCCTTCGCGTCCGCGGGGATGTCCTCCTCGCGGTACCGGACGCCGTCGATGACCTTCATCTGGCTCGTCATCTGCTGCTCCCTCCCGCTCAGGCGGCCGGGCCGCCGTGCACGAGGTACGCGGGCTTCCAGATGACCTGCATCGCGCGGAGCTCCGCACGCACGTACGTCATGTTCCGCTGCGCGTAGTCCTTGTGCTGGTTGAAGGCCTGCACCGACAGGCCCTCACGGTCGAGGAGCGCCACCTGGCGGAAGTCGCCGAGGAGGAACTCGCCGGGCTCGATCGCCTCCGACAGGATGCGGGGGCGGCCCCAGAGCGTCTGCGGGCCGGTGCCGAACGGGCCCTGACCGTAGAAGCGCTCGTTCGCGTCCTGCAGCAGGTCGATGTTCTCGTCGTCCTCCGGGTTCAGGAGGATCGCCGCGACCGTGCCGCCCTGCAGCTGCGTCACCTTCGTGATGGCACGACGGACGGCCTTCACGAAGCCCATCGGGCCGTCGGCGGTGGCGTACTCCTGCTCCTGGACACCAGTGGTGTTCAGGATGCCCTTCGGGACGCCGTTCGTGCCCGAGCCGTTGAGGAGGGTGTCCTCGATGACCGAGTCGAGCGAGTACCGGAGCTCGTTGTCCATGTAGGACGCGAACGCCGGGGCATCGGCGAGGAGCTGGTTGGTGACGTCGTAGCCGTCGGCGTACGTGTAGGCCTTCGCGTCCGCGAGGGTCGTGGTGAGGTCCGAGACGGGCTTCAGCGCCGCGTTGTCCGTCGCCGAGGTGGCCTCGGGGACGATCTTCGCGTTCCGGGTCACCGAGGTGACCTGGACGTACTCGAAGTTGCCGGCCGCGGTGCCGCGCGAGACGACGTCCAGCAGGGACAGCGTCGGCCGCTGCACCTGGTCGACGGTCGGCACGCGGATCGGCTGGATGTTCGCGATCGGCGACGTGAGCGCCTTGCGGTTCGCGTCGAAGTCCTTCAGCGAACCGATCCGGACCGTGCCGATCTGGATCGGGGTGCCCTGGCCGACGCCGGAGGGGTTCTCCTTCTTCCACGCCTGGTACGGCGCGGACTTCATGAACCGCTCACCGAGCGGCACCTCCGTGCCGTCCTCGTCGCCATGCTCCGCGTCGCCGGTCTTGCCCGGCTCGGTGACGACCTTCGACAGCTCGGCGAGCGACTTCTCGCCCGCCTCGATGCGCGCGATGCGGTCGCGCAGCTCGCCGGCCTCCGCCGCCTTCGCCTCGATGGACTTCGCCTCGTCCGCGTCGAGGTCGCGCCCGGCGGCCTTCGCGGTGTCGACGATCGACTGCATCTCGGAGACGAGTGCAGCCAGCTGTGCCTTGAGTCCCACGATGGGGCTCCTCTCTGCCTGCTAGAGCAGGCCCTGGATGGTTGCTTCCGCCAGTGCTCGAGCTGCGGGGACGGTCGTCTGCTCCTCGGACTTGGCCGCGGGCGGCTCCTCGTCCTTGGCGTCGGGCGTGCCGGCTGCCTTCTCCTGATCGGTGGTGGTCGCCAGAGCACCCTTGAGCGCGGTGATCGCGCCCTCGAGGTCTTCCCTGGCCTCGGTCGGGACGATCTGCCCCGCCTTCACGCCGGCAGCGACCGCGAGCGCGGCCGACTTCACGGCGAGGATCTCGGTCTCCTGGTTCGCTCCCACCGGCACGACGGACACCTCGTGGATGGTGAGCTTCCGGAGCTCGTAGTAGTAGCCGTCGTTCTCGGACTCGACGAGCGCGCCCTCGACGACGTCGTACGCGAACGACATCTGCTTGACCAGACCGGCCTTCAGCAGCTTGTACGTCTGCGCGCCGTTGTTGATCGACGTGTCGAGCTGGACGTGCACGAACAGGCCGCGCTCGTCCTCCTTCGCCTCGATCGTCTGCCCGATGAGCATGTACGGGTCGTCCATCCGGTGCCGCCAGTAGACCGGGATCCCGGACCCGTTCGGCCCGAAGGTCTTCAGCGACTCCGCGAACGCCCCCGGCAGGACGACGTCGCCGTACGAGTCCTTGTTGCCGAACACCGACGCGTACCCGGTGAACTGGCCCTCGCCGTCCGGCGCATCGGCCTTGACCTCGATGTCGACGGTCTTCGTCTTCACGGTCACGACTCCTCCTCGGCGCGGAACCGCTGCTCCGCCTCGGTGTTGAACTGCTTCGCGACGGTCGCCGCTTCGATGACGTCGACGCCGGCCTTCACCAGGTCGGCGACGAGCTCGCGGTCCCACCGCGGGCCGTCCCACCAGTCCGAGCCGGCCGCCTTCTGCGACCGGACGACCTGCTCCTGCCGGGCCGCGAACTTCGCGACCACCGGGCCGGTCTTCCCGTCCTGCGGGGACGCCTGACCGCCGACGAGGACGTTCAGCGGCGTGATCAGCTCGTCGCCGCCGTCGATCGCGGACATGTTCTGCTTCGCGCGCGCCTCGTTGCGAGTCATCCACGGCGCCCCGACGGACGTCGACAGGACGCCGGCCTGCTCCTCGAACGAGCCGCGCATCTTCGCCTCGACGTTCGCCTCGACGTACTGGTTCGGCGTGCCGAGCAGCGGGACGAGGGTCGCGTCGAGCGTCTGCTCCCACGCCGAGATGTACGGGCCCAGCGCGGGGCCGTAGAGCATCTCCTTGAACGCCTTGATGTTCGAGAAGGTGCCCTCCCGGGCGCCGACGAGCTCGGGCGCGATGTGGAACGCCGCGGCGACCTCCGCGTCCGTCAGCTGACGACCCTCGAGGTCGAGGGTGTCGCGGGGCCGGAACGCGTCGATGGCCTTGTACTGCATGCCGTCCTCGAGGACCGGGGTGCCGCCCTCCTGGCCGCCGCCGCGGGAGAAGTTCTGCCACGAGCGGCCGAACCGCTCGCGCGCACCGTCGGCCCACGGGGTGTTCGCGGGCCGCTCGATGACGCCCGCGGTGCGTGCGCCGTTCCGCCAGATCGACCGGCGGTACCGGACCGCCTCCGTCTGCTCGTCGAGGAGGTCTCGGAGCGTCTTCAGCGGCGACGTGCCGCTGGCGCCCTTCGTCGCGTAGCCGGCGTCGAGGATGAACCCGGCCGGGTCGAGCTCCTGCACGGTGCCGTCCGGCTTCCGGACGTTCACCGACGTGATCCGGTCCAGCGCGTCCGCGGCGAACGTGACCAGGCGGGCCGGGATCCGGACGAGCTCGTAGCCGTCGTCGCGTTCGACGATGCGGACCGCGAACCGGTCGTAGATCAGGCCCTCGATGAGGACCCGCTCCCAGAACCGGTACGCCGTCTCGCCAGGGGCTCGCGACGGGCGCCGCAGCACCTCGGCGAGCGCCCCGTCGCGCACCCGGCGGCGGTCCTGCTCGCCGACGAACTCGTAGAGGTGCATCGGGACCGACGCGATGTTCCGCGCGGCGAACCCGACGACCTTCCGGATCGACGGCTGGTTCTTCCACGACGGGTCGTTCGACAGCTCCGCGGCCCACTCGACGAGCGGGACCCCCGGGTCGACGACCTCGATGTTCGTGCCGGCGAGGTGCGTGGACAGCTCGCCGAGGGTCTGGAACACGGCGCTCATGCGGGCACCACCTGCACGTACGCGATCCGCGACGTCGGGACGAGCACCGACCCGTCGACGGGGACCGGAGTCGGTCCGTCGACGGCGCGCGCGTCCACGAGGGTCACGCAGGTGCGGGTCGCGGACTCGACGACGCCCTCGAGGGCCGTCTCCGCCGTCACGACGATGACCGTCCGGCCCGTCAGGGTCTTGAGCTCACGCACGCGCGGTCCCTTCGTCAGACCACGAGCAGCTCCTCGTCCTCGTAGGCGGACGTGAACGGCTCGGGGGGTTCGGTGTTGTCGTGCGCCCACTGCGCGGCCGAGACGGCGACGATCGGGGCGATGTCCACGACGCTGTTGATGCGGTCCCAGACGCGGACCTCGTTGAGCTTCCGGGACACGGCGCCCGACACGGCGAGGTTCAGCGACTCCTGGTCGCCGCGGTGCCGCAGGGTTCGCTGCCGGACCCGGTCCTTCGTCTGCCCGGCCGACGAGCCGAGCGCGGTGCCCTCGATGCGGTGCACGGTCAGGCCGGCCTTCTCGAGCGGTTCCGCGAACTCAGCCGACGGGGCGCCGCGAGTCTGCAGCGCGACCTCCGTGATGCCGTTCTTCTCGGCCGCGCGCTTCACCGCGTCGACGACCCAGAGCATCCCGGGGCGCTGCGCGATCAGCTCGCAGTGCAGCAGCCCGTCCGCCCGGTCGCCGACGACGGACACGTACGTCATCTCGCGATCGGCGCCGGTGTCGACTCCAAGGATCAGCCGTGCGCCCTCGGCGGGCTCCGAGTACGGGTCCGCGCAGTCGGCCCACGCGCCCGCGTCGAGGTGCGCGTCGATGCTCGCCGTGACCCACTGGCAGAGCACCTCGGTCTTCGTGACCACCTCCGGCTCACCGGAAGCAAGGTCGGAGAGCAGCTGCTCGACGTTGTAGCCGTACCCGATCGACGGGTTCGACTGGAAGTACCCCTCCGGGTCGTCGATCGCCGCGTCCTCGTGCGCCGACCACTCGAACAGGCCGTTCGTGGTGTCGTGCTCGTTCGCGAACTCCTCGGCGGCCTGCAGCCCCGTCTCGACGTACTCGGCCCAGAGCCGGCACGTCTCCGTCGCGGACGCACGCAGGTCAGCGAGGACCACCGACCGGGCGTCGCCGGCGGACGAGATCGCCCACATCTGCGAGTTGAACGTGCCGTTCAGCGTCTTCGAGAACGCCGCCCAGCCGTCCCAGGTCTTCTGCTCCCGGAGCTCGTCGATGATCGCCCGCGCCGTCGAGTCGCCGCGGGCACCGCCGGACGCGAGCGCCGCGATCTCGTACCGTGCCCCGTTCGCGAGCCGGATCGCCTCGGACCCGTTCGTCGTCGACGGCGTCCGCGACTGCTTCGCGAGCACCGGGACCAGCACCTCGCGCTCAGCCGGCGTGAACCGGTCCGGCCAGCGCAGCACCTCCGGGTTCGAGCGCTCGAGAACGCGGCGCCACACCTTCTTCGCGGTGTCGCGGTCCTGCGCCGTCCCGAGGACGAGGAAGTCGTGCGCCGCGATGTGGTCCGGGAACGACTCCGAGTCCACGAACAGCCACCACGCGGCCAGCACCTCGATCAGCTTCGTCTTGCCGTTCTGGCGGCCGACGATGATGATCACCTTGCGGAACCGGTACGTGCCGTCCTCGAGCAGCTCAAGCGCGTGGATCAGCAGCCAGCACTGCCACGGCCGCAGCGTCACCCCGAGGTACACCCGAGCGAACTCGATGACGTGGAACCCGTGCGACGTCTCCGGCGTCAGCGGCCGGAGCGGACGCGTCCAAACGCGCGGCTCCTCACGCCCCTTGCCGCCGCGGAGGGCGACCCTTAGCTGCTGCGAAACCTGCAAAGTCCAGGACCTCCTGATCGACCGGCGCCTTCTCCTCCGAGGAGACCTCGTCGGCGTCGGCCGGGCTCGGCGCCGCCGTGCTCGGCAGGGCCGCGGACCCCGGTGCGCGATCCAGCACCCGGCGGACGTCCTTCAAGGCCGACAGGTACGCCGAATACGTCCGCGACCCGCCGCCCTCGTCCATCTCCTTCGCCAGCGACTTCACCAACGCGACGAGCGGAGCCTCCTCGGGGATCCGGAGCAGCCCAGTGGCCTTCAGCATGCGCGTCACAGCGGCCCTGTGCTCCCGACTGGCGGCCTTTCGTCCCTCAGGCATGATTCTGGGGCCTCCCTGGTGGCAAAAACGCGTCAGAAACGCGGGGGGAGAGGAACACTCATGGCGGGGGGTGCCCCGGGTGCGGGCAAGCCAGCGGCTTATGCTCCCCTACCCCCGCAGTGGGGCCGCGGCATCGGATGGCGGCTCCGTAGTCTTGCCAGCCATGGGGATCAGTGCAAAGCAGGCAGCAGACGACGTGTTCGACCGGGCCCAAGCGCTCTTGGATGAAGCACCGTCCGTGTCGTCTCCGCTGGTTGCAGATGACCTGAGGCGTTCCGCGCTAGCCCTCGGTGTGGCCGCGCTGGACACGTACCTCCATTGGGCTCTGGCGAAGGCCCCGCTCAAGAAGATGCCGAGCGCGTTGAAGAACCTGGACGTGCCGTTCGGCGAGCTCGTGGAGCTGAGCGAGGCGATGGCTGCGAGCCGAACGACGATTCGTCCGAAGGTTCGAGTCCGACACACCCTTGAGCGGGTCATCCTGGCGCACACCTTCCAGAGCTCGCGCGGCGTTGGCGACGCAATGCAGATGCTTGGGACTCGCAAAGCGTTTGCGAAGATCGAAACTAAAATCAATCCGGCTCAGAAGGCGCAGTCGATCCAGGATCAGCTCAATCGGATAGTACGTCGTCGAAATCAAGTAGTTCACGAGGGTGACATGCAACGTCAATCGCGACCTCGTCGAATAGCTCGAGAGCCAGTCGATACTGCCGAGGTTGCGGATGATCTGACGTGGCTCCGGGGACTTGTGCAGGCCATCGATGAGGTTCTCGCTTAGAGCCAGCGCCGGCTGGGCGAGCCAAGGCCCGCTCTCGGGGCGCCGTTGCCGCGGTCGCGGTTGCAGCCTCGGTGCGACGGCCGTCCGTTCGCGGGGTCGTCGTAGTGCTCGGGGTGGGTGCTGGCCGGGAAGTAATGGTCATACTCGAACGAGCTGTCCGTGGAGCCGTCGGGGACAGTCCAGTCGATCAGCTGCCCACACAGCCAGCAGGGTGCGTCCTCGGCCGCCCAGGCGGTGCGGCGTTCCTCTCGGACGGCGCGCATCCGGCGCGTTGACGGGTGGTGCTTGCTCACGTCGCCTCCAGCCAGGTGGGATCGGCGGGACCGCAGGTACGCCTCGGAGCCTGGAGGTCCCCGTCATGAGCGTCCTTCGCGGCACTTCCGGGTCGCGTCAACGCCCCCGCCGAAGTAGTTCCTCGTGCTCGCGCCGCGTGCGGTGGTTCGCTGTGCGGCCGGTCCCAGAGCGAGGTGCGGGCCCGGCGGCGGTTGCGGTAGCGGTGCGTGTCGGCGGGCACGAGGAAGTCTGCGGGCCGGCGCAACGCCTCAGAAGCGCCGGCCCGGGATCCGTTCGCCTCCGACGGCCGGGCGGATCAGCCCGTAGCCCGGGGCAACGACGCCTCACCGGGGTACGACGAAGGCCCCCACCGGTGATGGTGAGGGCCTTCGGAAAGCGTGATGGCAACCGTGACGTAGTGGTTCGCTTCCGCAAGGCTAGCACGGGTTTGTCAGGTACCGGGTGGGGTTCGTCGTGCGGCGTGTCCCCACCGGCCGGTCTTGCGCTTCAGCTGGCGGCGTCGGTACTCGGCTTGGACCTCCTCGCGGCGGAGCAGCTTCTCCCTGCCGCGGCCGTAGACGGTGACGGCGCCGCTGGTGATGTAGCCGCTGAGGGTCTGGCGGGTGATGCCGAGGTGCTTGATCGCCTGCGCCTTCGTCCACCAGTCGTCAGCCACCCTCGCCGTCCTCCTCGCCCCACTCGACCGCCGTGCCGGTCGCGAGGGACCGGTGCGGCCCGTTGTGGCCGAGACGCCGCGCGCAGACCGCGGGCCGCCGCTGCACCATTGCCGTCGCCGCGCACGCCGGTGCTGCGCGCGGCTTGTCGAGGGGTTCCCCGTCGGCCGGGTAGTAGCCGTGCTCGTCGTAGAACCGGAGCACGGCGCCGCGGTCCCAGACCTGCCGTTCCTCACGGAGCTCCTGCATGAGCTTCCGTGCGGTCTTCTCCGATGCGAGGTACGTCGCGCCGGGCACGGTGTCGTCGCAGTGGTCGCAGCGGACCACGAAGTCGGTGACGTCCTCCGAGGCCCACTCGGCGCCGACGGCGTAGTGGTCGCAGACCTCGCAGGGGCGGGGCAGCACCTGACGCTCCCGCTGGGGTCGGCGCGGGTACTTGCCGAACAGCGGTCGGAAGATGTCACCGATGTCGGTGACGAACACCTCGCCGCTGTCGTGGAGCACGATCGCGTCCCACCGGATGAGAAGCCACGTGACGAGGATCTTCACGAGCTCGCCCGCGCCGGCCGGGGTGGCTTCGGCGCGGAAGCCCTGCTCCTCGTCGCCGCGCTTCCACACGGCGACGACGGTCGCCGGCGGGTTCACCTGCAGGGCGCCGGCCCAGTAGGTGACCCACTGGATGAGGCGGGCGTAGGCGTCGTCGGTGTCGTCGATCGCGTCGGCGCGGAACGGGAGCGGGGCCTCCTTCGACGCGGCGCGGGGCATGCCGTCGCCCATGACGCCGAGGGACGGGATCGCGAGGGACCGGGCGTAGGCGATGAGGCCGGCGGCGTCGCCGAGTGCTCGGCGTGCTCGGGTGGCGGTGAGGGCGTACGCGGTGTCCGCGTCGACCTCGGGGGTGGTGGGGTCGGTCACAGCTCAACCTCCTCGTGCAGCAACAAGTCAGGGCCCTCCTGCTCAATGAAGCCGAGAGCGAGCAGCTCGTCCATCGGCCCGCTTGGATCGGTCGTGTCCTCTTCCGGGCCCCAGGCGTGCAGGTCGGGGTGGACGGTGAGAACGTCGACGCTGTTGCAACGCGACCCGTACGCGTAGTGGAGCTTGTGCCAGAGTCCCACTGCCCCGAAGCTCAGCTGGTCAGTGCCGTCGATGTGCAAGGTCGCTCCTTCGAGATCGTGGGCCGGTCGGGAGGCTGCGGCGTATGTTCTGACGCGGCCTGCCCGCCGGCCCTGGGTGAGTGCGTTCAGCTCTGTAGTGCGCGCTGCTTCTCGTCGTGCTCGCGGATCCAGGTGTGATCACCGGCGGCGAGATGTTGGTCGTACTCGTCGACGCTGACCCCGGCGGCATCGCACCAGCGCTGCTTCGCCTCGAGCATGTACTGCTCGTGTTCGGCGCTGCGGCGCTCGCCGCGTCGCCGCTCGTCGACGACACGGATCACGTCGGCTGGCATGCAGTAGCGCGTCTCGGTGGCGTAGTGCTCGACGGCCGCGGTGCGCGCTTCGGCGTACGTGATGTCCGAGCCGAGGACTTCAGTCCATGCCGCGACCGAGATGTCCGTCAGGTGCCGTCCATCGAGGCCCTGCATCCAGCTGAGGAGTGCCGCGGTGTCCTGCTGCTTCATATTCCTGGTCCCTTCGTGCGGCGCGCTCGATCAGCGCCATCGCTTCTTCTTGCCGTTGTTGCCCCCGGGACTGCCCGGGGTTGCGACCCATCCGGAGGCGCAGCTTGTCGTACTGCTTGCGGAACGTCGGCATCGACAAGATGTTCGATCGCCAGAAGTCATCTCGCTGCGACCACTCAAGGACCTGCATGGCCTCGTCGAGCGGTCTGTGATCGCGATCCAAGAGCAGACGTGCTGCGTCTCGCCAGCCCGCCCCGACGGTCGGCCGCGGCGATCCGTTCTCCTCGATCAGGTCCGCCAGCTGAGTGCAGAGAGCTCGGACGTCATCCCGTTCCTGCACGAGAGAAGACGGAGTCTTCTCTTCTTCATGGTTCTTATAGGAGGATTGGGCGGATTTGCCCCAATCTAGATTGGGCGGATTTGCACCAATCGGTCGCGCGATTTCGTCCGTGAGGCACCGGTAGGACTTCGTGTGATCAGTCACTCCCCCGGCTTGGTGTCGAGCGCTCTCGAGGGCGCCGTCCGCCTCGAGCTTCGATACGATGCGCTTCACCTGGTCCACGGTCAGACCCGAATGCTTCGAGAGCTCCTCGCGGTTGGCGCGCCACCACCGGTGGCCGTTCTGCTCGTAGGAGGCAGGGCTGTCCGGTCCGGTCCGGAACCAGATGAGCTGCCACAGGATCGCGGGAGCCGCACCAAGCTCGGCGACGAGCGCTCCTCGCAGGGGGATGAAGTCGCGGGCGATAGCGTGCTCGAGCGGCACCATCAGGACTCCTCCCGACTCTGCAGCTCCTCGAGCATGTCGCGCATGTACGCCCAAGACTCGAGCGATTCTGCTGACTCCTCGGCTGGTGGAGCGTCCAGCACAGCGATCATCACTCCCACGCCGAGCGTGAGCACGGCGGTTCCCTCAACAGCCGCCACCGGAGCGGAGGCCATCTCTCCGACGTTGGCGAGCTCCGTGCTAAGCGTGACGAGCATGTCTGCAACATCGTTCGACACGACCAGGGTGAGACTGCCGTAGTGGATCCGGCGCATCAGCGGGCCCTTTCTGCATGGGGCGCACGCACGTCGTTGTGCGTGAACCCCCGCGTCAACAAGGCCCCCTCGGGGACCGTCGCGTTCAACAACAACGTCTCGTCCATGGACATCTCGAGTTCGAACAACAACAACGCCTCGTCGTCGATCACACCACGCTGCTGGCGAAAGCTGACGACGCCGTTGATGCGCTGACGCGCCCACATGTCGGGCATCCGCGCCCATTCGCCGTAGGGCATCTTGTGAGCAACCATCTTCGCGATCGCACGATCGCGCTTTGTCGCGCCGGAACGCATCCAAACGACGAAGGTCTTCGTGCTCGGTACCCTCCAGACCGACGATGCGAACCGAATCACCCGACCGTCCACAACCTCGATCTCGACCCGCGCCTTGCTCTCCTTGAACACGACGTCGTAGTCGGCGTACTTCGCTCGTTCGGCTGGAGTCGGCGTAAACTGGTGCACGACTCGAATGCCTCCGCGGTTTTCGGTCCCGCCCTCGGAGCCCTTGCCGGCTCCGGGGGCCTTCGTGTTTCCGTTCATCAGGCCGTTGCCTCCTCGAACTGCGCCTCGACGAACGCATCGACGTCGGCCTCGCGGAACATCACGCGGCCGCCGATCTTCGCGCTCTTCGGCGCTGTGCCCTTTTGGATCATCCAGCGCAGCGCATCGGGCGTCTTGCGCAGCCGCTCGGCCGTCTCGGCAAGCGTCAGAAGCTTCGTCATAATCACTCCAACTTGTACTATGTGGACTACTCCGAACCGGAGTGAGCACCAATGTACACGAATCGGAGTTGTGTGCAAGTCCGTTCCGAAGTACCGTCGCCTCGTGATCACAGACGAGCAAATCGGGCGGGCCGTGTCTCGCCTCCGCGGTGACCGTGCGCAGCGTGAGGTGGCAGCCGCGATGCGCGAGCTCGGCTGGCGCTGGTCACAGACGACGGTGTGGAAGGTCGAAAGCGGGGAGCGCCCCCTCCGGCTCGCCGAGGCCATGGATCTCGAGCAAGTGCTCGGCTCAGAGCTGCAAGTCGCAGCGGATGCCGAGCAGGCTGCGATTGCCGTCGCGCGGGCGGAATTCCGCAGGGCGCTCGCCGAGCTCCAGCAGGCCGCCGCCCGGTACGAAGCATCCCGCGCTCGCCTGCAGTCCGTCGCCGGAACTCACGAGGTGCTGCTGGGGCTGAGCGCCGACGAGGCCCTGCAGCGCCGCGACGACGACGGCGCGGTCCCAACCCTATTCTCGGAAGTGGAACTCGATGGCGAGCATTCGACAGCGCCCTGA